TATCAGATGAAGTGAATTTTTGATTTGGGTGAACCGATAAAATTGATGATGAGTTTGTGGTGAAGTCACTATCTGGAAATATACGATACATCAACTTATCAAATGAAGTGTCTATATCCAAATCGGTTGTATTATCATCACTAAAATACGCCTCTCTATTTCGTGCGTGTTCTTGAGTTATCTCGTTTGTAATTGGGTCACGGAAATATCTAACCTCTTGAATACTTGCAGTTTCATATGAGTTTACGTTGAGGTCAGTTGTTGGACCTGGCACTTGTACAACACCATTCGAAGACCACACACTATCAAATGTAGAATTATTACCACTAAAACTTGCAGTTGGATTAGCTAATACCTCTCCCCAAGAATCTACCCAAGCAGCTTGAATATCAATACTAGCCGAGGTTAACACCATTGCAACTTCTTTACGTTCTTTGTATGGAACATAAGATGAAGATATAATGTCAGTACCATTTACCGATAGTCTGATTCTTACAGTCTCATTATCTTGATAGTCCCAAAAATAATCTATGTTGTCGGAGTTATTGGTTACTCTTAGTATGTGATAGTTCCCTTTAGGCATCTTACCAATAACCTCAATCGAATTTGGTCTATCGGACTGAATATCATCCCACGGATTTGAGATATACTTTGATGGAGATGCCTGTAATTTATATACAAATCTCTCGTGCTCGTAAACATTCTTACGAGTAGAAATTGTAGGCCCACCCCACTCACGAATCTTCAAGAATGCTTGTGGAATACCATATGTTGCAAGGATTGCTTTGATTGAACGAGCAGACCCCTTTGTTTTATACAGCATAGGAATTGTATTTACAATCCTTCTCCAAGTTTCTTTTGTAATCTCATCTCTCGATTTAGATTGTAGCGAGCCTGTTTGATATAACGTACCGTCAGACTCAACACCCAACGCATATTTCCAAAGAGAAACATCAGAGTATCCGTTAGATAACTTCCAACCCAATGATTCAGCAACCGACTTCAAAAGGTCATCTGCCATACCATCGTGTGGGTGTTCTTCACGTTTGTTGATATCGGTCAAAGATTTAATGTATGTCCATTGTATGTCAAAGTGTTGGCCAATCATATCAACAAACGTAATGTATTCCAAATTTCTCTCATCCTCTTGAAGATGGATTGGAATCATATTACGGAGTCTTGCGTCATTAAACGAATCGTATAAAGATGCAGACGCATAAACACCATTGTACCAAGCCTCACCTTGTGATGATGTCACATCGTATAATATATGTGGGAATGTTGATACTTTTGGATATGGTTCTATTATATTAGAAGACCCAGACCAATGTGTATATGGGTTTGAATTATCGTTGTAGTATAAGTAATTCTCAAAATCATCAAATCCACCAATAAGAGTGTCTCTACGGGTTAGTGACTGAGATATGTTTGTTAAAGCTTCAGACCCACTTATAGATTCGAGTAAATTAATTCGTGAGTTATATGCTTCTATTTGTTGTAACTTGTACTTGAAATTATCAATTCGTTCTGTAGCGGATGAGAAGTGTACGAATTTTGAAAAATCAGAATAATCTATATTTAACTTCACGTTTCCTAATGAACCACTAAAGTATTTATTGATGAGTCTTTGAGATGTGGTTGCATCGGTATCTAATAGTGAATTCCAATTCTGCCAATCTACACCATCTGCCCCTTTCATATCCGACATATCCATAGAGAAGTCTGGTTCTGAAAAGTCTGGTCTATCTTGGTTTTGAATACTTGGGAATGCGATGATTTTCTCAACCCAAGACTTCATAATACGAGCATCCACATCACATAGGTTGTTAATCACAATAGATTCATCAAGAGGTCTATCTAATTTTACAATGACACTCTCGATTGATGTAAAACTATTATCAAATCTATCATATCGTAATACCTTATTAGTTGGGTTATTACCAACTGTGACAGTATTACCATTGTCTAATGCATCTTGTAACAATGGTTCAGCTTTATCCAACTCAGTTGGTACTCTGGTCAATAAATTACCACCCTGCCATTCGAGTAATCCATCCGAACCTCGTACTAATCTATACTTTTTGAAATTACCAGTTAAATCACCATTTTCTTCAATTTGAATCATAGTACGCCAGGTTCCGATAGCTTCAAGTGTATTGTCAAATGGAACATACCACAATGTTTTAAGACTACCATTTGAAAGTGTTTGCTCACTTGGATATGGTAGTGCTGTATTAACAAGACCAGCACGTGGCCCTTCAAATCTCATATTTAATACATCGTATATATTATTTTCTTTGAAGTTTAGTACAAACTCCTTTTTATTACCAGCGGTGTCAAATGAGTTTATTCCAAAATCTTGAAACGCTTCACGGAGTGTTGGTAGAGCCCCAATAGTCCTACCACCACCTGCATATGTTAATTTAATCTCAGTACGGTCTGCTGATATATTTAATATCTTTAGATTAGATATTATATTATGATGGAAGTTGTATAATATGGAATAAGCACCCTGCTCTATACCATTTTTTCTTAGGTCTAATTCAGGAGTGGTGTATACAATTGGTAATGAGTTTTTCTTTTCATTATCTATAAAATTTCCATACGATGATTTTATAAGATTGGAATCCGCGTAGATATGTACTTCCTTATTAGGTGTAAACTCAAGTCCGAGGTTTGTATCAAACTTACCAGTAACATCACCATCTGTAAGGGGTTGTTCTTTTTTTATTATGTTAGAATCATCAATGGTTTTACCAAATACGGGTGTGAATCCACTAACGACATCTTTATTTACGAACCTATCAAATGACATAATCTACCTTTATTAATTACCAGATGGGTCTTGAGGACCAGATGCTATTTGGATATCTGCGATAAATCCCAATAGAGGTGAAGCGGACACTTCCTTATCCGTTGATATCAATTCATCAGAAATAGTAGTGTCAATGTAACTATCAAATGAGTCAGCATCATATTTAGTAACCATCGTAGCAAAACGATTACCACTAATTTTTTTATCGAAGCTAGCTTTACCATATGAATCAGATGGTATGGATGAGTCTAAAGCACCATATATTTCATATGATACAATCTGACCTCTACTGTTTCTTTTGATTTCTCTTTCTGCCATTATCTAACCACCTTAAAGTAGAAGTTATCATCAAAGTATTTAGTTGTTCCATTTTGGTCAACTCTAAATACAAACTTATAGAATCTCTCAGGCTGTAACCCATTGAACCAAAAGTTAAAATAGTTACCTTCAGAATCACAACCTACCTTAGTATAATTAGTATCGAACGGAATAATTACTTGTTCCGTTTCAGCATCAACTACCGAGTAATACGAGGTAGTTGGTAGGTATTTTACCAATGTGTAGTTTGATGTTGAAGAGAATGTTCTTGCTGGGAATCTCTCTCTACCATAAACTCGAATCTTTGTTTTAGAAGTTTCTTTATATTCAGTCGATAGATTCTTAACATACACAATCATATCATTGGTATTAAGTGCTTCTAATGACCCAGTTTCAAATGCAGTGTCATCCCAACGAACTTCAAGAACTGGTGGGTAGATTGTATTAGTATCTGAAGAGAAGAATTTGATTGAACCAAACTTCTTAGTTGATTGTTCATCTGCTTTTGATTTCTTTATAATTAAACCATTATTAGAACGTGTACCATCCAACCACTCATCAACATAGTCAGTTACCTCAACATCTAAGTTAGAAGTGTACTTATCAAACGATTGTTTGTAATGTGACCCACTATGGAATGATGAAGTATACCAAGTACCACCACCCTCATTTGTAATCCAATGTGCGTCATAGTAAATATCATTGTATAACGAACCCGTTGTGTCAACATCGCTTGATTGTAGTTTGAAATTATCAAGTGATGCGCTATACTCACCACTACCACTACCAAAGAAGGACCATCGGAATATATATTCACCATCCTGCCTCGATGTAAACCTAACTTCAGAAGATTTTGATGATGTTATGTTTGCTTCGTAATCAATAATCTCAGAGGAATCTAATAAACGACCATCTGGCTCTTGTATAGTAAATTCGATACCAAGTGGCGACCCATCTGCATATTCAGTTGGTAGATTACCAATATCAATATTAAAACTAGCAGTATATGATACATTCTCTTGTAATGAATATGGTCGGTTTATTGTAGCACCACTAAAATCCGATGCTGACATTTGTAATCCAAAATCAGAAACGGATATTGTTTGTAATCCTAAATTAACATCCTTAATATGTTGATTAAGAAAATATGTCGATGGAGCGGGCCCATCTATATTAAATTGGTCAAATATTAATACATCACCGTCTACCTGAGAATATATATAGAAATTATCAATGGAGCCAGCAGAACCATCAGAACCATTATTATCAAAGAAAGTAAATTGAGTTTTATATATTCCCGACTCACTTGCTGTGAATGACATTTCGTATGTTCCGGCTGTTATCAGAGTATCAGTATAATTTGTAAGTTCACTATTATCTAAATATGAACCATCCGGCTTATATACTCTGAAATCAACTCCTGATAATGTGTTTTTATTAAAATCAAAGGAGATTGTATATATTTCATCCGATGATAATGATGCTGATAAGTTTGCAGTACCACCACCATAATTCGATGATGATAATATCATCTTACCATCACTAATTTGAAGAGTGGGTGATTCGCCAGAAGTACCTTTAATAGGTTCTACCAACTCAAACCCACCAACATTTGCAGCAAAGTTATAGTATACTTCTAAAGATGGAATACGTTCTGCAGAAATTGGTTTATCAACTGTTGAATTTACAGTATCCCATATTGAATCAAGACTCCTACTAACCCAAGATGAATCTAATATGTTATGTGGTGTATCCGATTCAGAACCCATACCTTCGGTCCACGATTCCTTGATTGGGAATACATATAAGTCATATGATGATTGTATCTCACGACTTTCAACATTCTCCATTCGTAATCTGTATTGAGGTGATGTTATATCACCACTTACGATTGAGGATGAAATTGATGATAAATCAAACTCAACAAGTGCTCTACTATTACCCAATAAAGAGGTATTGTCGGTGTCGTAAAACTTACCGATTTCGAGAATCTCATCCTTACCCACATTCTGAGTTTTACGAGATGTGTCTTCGTATAGGGTTGTGTCTTTAGTTGGATATATTCTATAAATCATTTTCTACCTCTTAAAATAATGATACTACTCTACCTTTGATATCTACATCTGGATACTTCACCTCAAAACAAGTTGGGTCTTTTGGTGGGTATACGATTCCATCACGAGTCGCATTCTTAATGTTGTATTTATTTGATGAGTAGCTTCCATCGTACTTATTTACAATTTGCAACCCACCATTACCATCGGTGTCAGGTCTTACTACACTTTGAACACCATCGATACCATCTAATAGAACGTAAATGTCAGTCAATACGATTGGCTTATTGATACCCATTCTATCGGTATTAAAGTATTTTTTCAATGCGTCAATACATTTTAACAATACCTCATTTGAGTTATAATTTGGAAGAACTATAATCTCGAAATCAATACCAATGTTTACAATGTATGCATTCTTGATGTTTACAGCATCAGTCAATATACGGTAATACGATAAGTAGTTTTGTAAATTTTGTTTTGTAGCAGGATTAAGTTGAGTCAACTTTTTATTAGAATCATACCCCAATGTATAGAAGTTAATTGCTAATGGGTTGGGGATTGGGTCTGGGCCATCATCCAATAGTGTATTAATTTGAAAATCAGGAGCAGCATATGCTTTTGCTACCGAACCAAATTGAGGTGGTAATGCGTATGCTCTTAACAAATAATCTTCTTTAGTTACTGCTCTATTTTGTGCTCTAAAATATGCTATTGCGTTATTACGAACTTCTTCAAGTTCTTCTTCGTAAGCACCACCACCTGCGGCAACTTCATTAGTTACTGCTACTGAATTTTTAACAACATTAAATGTATCACTAATCAATGCGGTTTCATCAGTTTCGATAACTCGTTCTATAATGTTGGTAAGGTCTGAAGAAGGTACGTTATCCACTACACCATTTCCAACTCGATAAGTAACAGTTAGTGTGGTGTTTGAAGGAGCAACTCCATATGTCTTAACATACATAAAGTTTGATGGGTCGATACCTTGGTCTAAGTCACCACTCGATGGGTATAATGCAGACCCTACATTATCTGGATTAGGTAGGATTTCTTCATCTGCATTAGATGAAACACCACTACCAAATTGAATATCAATTTCTCCCTCATCGGTTATACGAGTTACAAATCGCTTAGGGACTCTTTTTAGTTTTAATAGAGAAGGTGTTTCATTTGCATATGCGGACATTGCTATTGAGTAATCGGTTGTATTTGGTAATTCTTCAAATACAGTATCTTGTGCAAGATAATCTACTTTAGTCCACTCATCACCATCATCATCCATAATTTGGATTACATCGATTAAACCATCATCATCAGATAATCTTATTTTATCATATGGTTTTGGAGATTCAAATTCATATTGAACTGATTTTTCTTTCCCACTAACAGCTTTTACATACTTTTTTAACAAGTAGTAGACTGGCTCATTTGTGTTTTCATCTACCTGATATACGGAAACTTCAGTAGGGTCAAACGATGATGAAAATCCAAATCTTACTTTGTTTATAGTCGAGAACTCTACATCTGAATTGGTAGAAGAACCTACGACCATACCTTCTTTTAAGGTTAGAGCGTAATCCCAATTAGGTCGTACATTATCACCACTACCTTGTGCGGGTAGTATTTGGTATACAGTTAGAGTTGTAGTAGCAGGAACATATAATTTCGGCTTATAACCAAACGCTTGTGCTATTGTAAATACATTAGATTTTTCTTGAGCTTCTTCAAGTACCGATTCTCTTAACTGAACATCAGTATAGTATGAAAGTACATCACCTACATATGATGCCATTTCCATAAACATCATACCAGGAGATGACTCGTTAAAATCATTATAGGTTTGTGGGAAATAGTTTTTTGTAAAGTCAATAAGATTCTTACGAATCTCACCGAAATCTCTACCAACTAAACTCACATCTTTTTTTATGTTCTCTGCCATTTTTTATCCTCAGACAATAGATACGTTACCTTGTTCAGTTACGAATATTGTTATTTGTGTATTTGCTCCAGTTTCAGTTACTCTAACTCTAAGTGATATATCTACTCTATTCAAGTCTTCTTTAGAATCTACATTTACATCATCTACAATTATATAGGGTAACCAAAATTTAATATCATTTCTTAATGAATCTTCCAACTCGTTGTTTATATTTTCAGATATTTGTTCAAATAGTAATGAATATATATCAGAACCAAATAATGGTTGAAATGGTCGTTCACCTTTACGAGTTAATAATAAGTTTTTTAGGTTTGATATTGCCTGCTCTTCGGTAGTATAAGATAACTTAAATAAAGGCTCACCACCCAGTGGTAGTTGAACTCCAATTGCCTTATTCCGTTTAAGGTCTAATGGGTTTATCTTATATTCTTTACGAGTTGGCATTATTTACCCTTCTTCTTATCAATCGCTTTCATTAGTTGAGAATAATCTCGTGTAACTGCGTTTACAACTGCTTTACCAGCTTCAGTTTGTTGAAGTTGTTGTGCTGATACTTGACCACCTTCTGCTGTTTGGAATGTTGATTGTTGTGTGTTTAATCCACCACCCCAACCTTGTGCTTGAGATGCATTAAATACACCACCAGGCCCATTAATACTTCTCCACTCACCACCTTGAGCGGTTTCATTTAACATATCGTTCAACATAGAATTACCAGTAAACGATTGGTTATTTGTATGGGAAGTCTCAAAGATGTGGTCTACATCAAGCGGGTCTCTTTCAACAACTTTTGGTTGTGATTGTTTCATCTCTTTAAGGATAGATTCACGAAGGGACTTTTCACGTTTAGCCACTTCCTTCTTCACTTCTTCCTTAATGATAAGTTGAATCGCTTTAATTAGTTTCTTTGTATCCATAGTAATAAATATGTTTGTATATAATTATTGTTTCATTAATGTTAACTGAGTTTTGATTTGTGTTGCCTTTGCCGATAGTTCTGCAAATGGAGCGGCCAATGGTGTCAGAGGTGGGGTTGCAGTAATACTTGCCATTTTAGTTGATAATGTAATTAGTGAGTTTGTAACTTCTTCCAATTGTGTAAACATCACATCCATATCAGCTTTCCAATTTGTAGTTGATACATTAACTGACTTCTTACCACTAATCAAAACTGAGTCCGATTTTGAGTTAAGAACTATTCGGTCTGAATTTAATATGATTTGGGGATTCTTGTAAATATTTTGTGGAGTTACTCCCAATGAGAATCCGTTTGATGACTTCAATCCAATAGTTTGTTTAGACCCTAACCAAATTGATGAATCATCTTCATTAATATCTTCTATAACAAATTTGTTATATCCTTTGGATTGGCCACCATTTCTGATAATAGTAATTGGACTCTCAGGAGTGCTGGACTTCCAAGATGGTTTGTTATCAGCACCTTTTATTTTATTGTCACTAATAGTAACATTATTAGGCGTGTACCCAAATCTTATAGACTGACCATATCTACCTTCGTGGATAATATCTCCAAGAAATGGTTGTAATTGTGATACACTTGAATCTTCAACAAATCCGTTTCCAAAGTCAACTTTAGAATCAGTAGAACTTTGAATAGGTATTCCGTTAAAGGCTTGACTAAAGTTTGGTGTAGACTTACCCTCGCTGTTAGTTAATTTGGGTAGTGCGTTGTGATTTACATTTCGTTGGAGACCTACTACTGAAATGTAGTAATTCCGAGAAGACTGGCTTGACGCAGACGCTTCATCGGAATTAGCTACTATAACATAAACCTGTTCCCCTAAAATAGGAATGTGTCTTGAATTGGGACTCAATGGAAAGCATCTCAAGTTATTTTTAGATGCTCTATCTTGTAATGATACAATTATACTATTAAAGTTATCTGGATTTGAATCTGATAAGTTTACTGATATTACTGTTCCTAATTTCATTCATCATCTCCATCTTCTTTAGGGATGTCTTTTTCAACCTCATCGATTGCGTCCATCAGTTGTCTCTTTTCTTCATCACTTAGGATAAGACCACCTGCTTCACCACTATTACTATCCTTCATCATTCTTTGAACAATAGCAGCAAGTTTGATTAAAGCATCATCGTTACGAACTGAAATGTCTAAGTATTCTTTAATCAATGGAACAACCACAGCGGCATCGTTGAGGTTTTTAACCATTGGTTCAAGTTGAGCAATCAGTAATTTGATTTGTCGGTCTTTCTTTTTTTGATTAGAATAGATGTCCGACATAATGTCTGAAAAACTCTTGTCCTTAAATAGTTTAGTATCTTTATCCATTAAAATTCCTCCACTCGGTGAGTTATTGGTAGAACATCACCCATCATATAATCAAGGTATAGTTCTTTGTAAATTATTTTCATTCTACCAACCACCTTAGTGATGTATTGAGTCTGAACACCAGTTCTCTCTCTAATAAGTATGTAAAGTGCCTTTTTGTTGTATGAGTAAAGGTTGTCTCGTGTTCTAAATAATTCAGTTAAGGAGTCAGCAATCTTTCTATCTCTATCTTTATCAAACAATGTAAAAACATTATAATCCATATAACTAACATAATAGTCCATAAAGTCTTTTAACGCTTCCGATTGTTTCTTCTCGTAAACCTCATTTATAATATTACGAGATGAGTCAATTACCTCAATACCATCTCGTGCTTTCATTCTAGCATAGTTAGCATTGTTTTCATTAAACAAATAGTTTCTAGCAATTACAGTAAAGTATGAAAACGCTCTACCATTATCACCATTGAATTTATGAATCTTCTCGTTTAAGAATGCTACTACGTTTGCTTTGACATCTTCGTATGGGACTTCAAAATAATAAGTCTTGTAAGTATGGATTACGTTTTCAGCAAGTTTATCAAATGGATAATGAATGAATCTATTGTAGATTTTATTCTTCATTCGTTGGTCATCACAACTATTATATGCGTTAATTGCAATCTCAGTAATTTGTGTAAAATACCTTTTATTCTTCCTTTTGCGTCCCATAGTATTTTTC